TTTTTTTTTTTTTTTATTAAATAATAAAGAAAAACGGTCTTTGGATCGACCGGCAACCCTAGGCATTGCTGCTTGAGCGGGGGAGGTTTAGCATCATTACCTGGCTGAGACCAGGAGGTGTTTTCCTTCACCTGAAGAGGCTCGCCTAAGCGAGAAGATTACCGGAGGGGCCGCTGAGGCGGACAACTCCCCGGAGGATGATGGTGCAGAGATTGGTGCCCTTGGTTCCGCCATTGGAGTAGACGGAGTAGGAGAATCTGGGGCAGTCTGTGTACTTGACGGGGCCCTTGAGCACAGGATTGAGGCGGGTGAGATCAGCAGGGAGATGGGTGGTGCTGGACATGAGGACAGGACCGCCAACAGTGAAGAGTCGACCGCCATAGTAGGAGGTTTCAGAGGCGGAAGCTGGAGAGATGGAGGCAATGGTCCAGACGGCCGACACAGAGATGGGCTTGGAGAAGGCTGCAGCAAGAGGGCAGACCTCCAGCTCAACAGATGTGAGCTCAGCATGTCGGTAGTTGGCCATGACTTTGGTGAGAGTGGCAGAGCCAGAGAGATCATCACTTAGGTTCTTGGCTTCTGATCCGTCGTAGGAGGCGACGACCCACTGGAACGGGTAGTCGACCGACGGGGCATTGAGACCAACTTCAGCAACGCGAGGAGCAGCAGGAAGGCGAGGCTGGCGGTCAACGCGATCATCGCGACTGGGGGCCGGACCTGCTTGGGCATCGCTGGCCATGGAGAAGGCGAGGGAGGTGGAGAAGGCTTCTGGTGTGAGGATGGGAGCAGAGGAACCACCAGTGAGAGGCAGGAGAGTGTCAGATTGCATGAATGGTACTTGAAAGTGCTGAAGCAATTCACCTTGTAGCAGAGTGGTGTCGGGGTCATCTGGCATGGATCTGCTGTTGCGGGAGGATCTCAGAATGGCCACTCGAGCGGCAGAGGAGAGTGTGGTGTAGATGGCATGAGAGGCCCACTTCAAGGATGACCCGATGCGGGCAATGATGGATTCTGGGACCTCGCCGAGCATGAGAGAGAGTTTGAGGTGTCTGGGGGCCCGGCGGCAGAAGAAGTCAAAGCAGGCAGATTGGAAGGGAACGGCCTCGAGGGGCAAAGCTTCCCAGAGATGGTCTCCAAGGGAGTGGCCAAGAGCAAATTCAGAGAGGTATGAGGCCATTTTGTCAGAGATGGAGCCGTCATCGACAGCTATGGCCAGCTTGGCAAAGAGAGCCACGGGGGAGCGGACACAGCCGACATGGGAGGCGTAGTAGCCACAGAAGGTGGCGTACCGACCCCTTTCTTTCTTGAAGCGGAGACTGAGAAGAGGCTGGAGGATGACCCATTCAGGGCGAGTGGGAGGCTCACGATCCAGGAGGGAGTCGTCGCCTGAGACCATAGTGGGAGTGTTGGCAGCCATGTACTCACAGTTGACAACTGCAAGATTGTAGTCAGAGTTATCATCATAAGTGCCAGGCTCGCCAGTCAGGCGCATGCATGTGAGGGGGCCAAACTGGGTGGAAACATGGGTTTTGAGATGGATGTGAAGATCAATGAGAGCCTGGGGGATGGAGAGTCTTTCCATTTTCTTTCTTTCAAGGACGACCGCCTCACCATGCTGAGACTGGTCGAAGGCAGTGTAGTCATTGGCCAACTTGACGGCAGTAGTGAGATGCTGTTGACACCAGTTGCTCATTTGTGATGGAGTGTTGCCTGCATGGATGTAAAGGTGTCGGGGTCGGTCTCTCTGATCAAAGACTCGCTGGTACTTCTTGACAGGGCCCAGGATTAGAACAACAGCATCATGCATGAGAGCCAAAGTTTGGCAGGCCTTCCAGGAGCGGAAAATGGACCCTTCATTCACCTTGTGTTGGGTCTTGGAGAAGATGCGAACTGCGCTCCACCGCCAATCAGGGTCTGAGCGGCGAGCATTGCCCATAATAGTAGCCTGGGTCTTGGACGAGAGCTGGGCGAACTCATTGAGATTGATGCACTCGGCGAAAAGCACGGGATCAAAGGCCTCAGTGTGAAATGGAGATCTGTGGTAGGCTCGGCAGAGGCCTTCAAAGAGGAGCTGGCCCAGGATTTCATCTTTTGGGGTGATCTGGTAGGGCTTGTCGGAGGGGCGGAAGCGGAGTCTCTTTTGGATTGAAGCTGGCAGTAGAGTGGGATCTTGCTTCTCTTGATGAACGGCAGCCAGGAGACTCATGGGTTGTGCAGCCAAATGGAATTCCTTGTCCATGTGTGGGAACTGGTTGGACAGCTGACCCTGCCAGTAGATCTCACGATCGGTTGGGTCGTGGGCAGGGAGAAAGTGGGCAGCAAGATTCTCAAAAGTTTCCCCGGGGTAGACTGGCTCTGGATGGGAGGTGGTGGGCTCAGTGGAGTCCGGTCTGGTGGCACTCTCAGGGATGGCAGATGGAATGTCCCAGTGGAGAGGACGGCGAGTCTCGGGGAGGAAGTGAGAGGAGACTTGAGGGGCATTGAGCTCGCCGGAGCCGAGAACTATGGGTGCTGAGATTATGACGTCCCCTTGGAAATCAGGCTTGAGAGCTGGGGTGGAGGCTTGGCGGATTGGGACAGCCTTGGAGTATGGTGAGGCAGCACCGGTGAGGCGGGGCCCCCGAGTCTTGAGGGGCTCGGTGAGGACAGTGGCCTTTGGGAACTCATTGTGGAACCAGTCATGAAGAGGGCGGGTGCGGCCTGAGAAGAACTCTGAGAACATTCGGTTGGAGCTTGGAGCATTGGAGAGCTGGGCGGGATCGCCGGTGAAGATGACACCAACCTTTGAGCGAGTGAGAGCAACCATGGAGTGAGCAGGGGAGAGCAAGGAGCTGTTTCGGTCCAGGTGAATGCAGGCCGCATTTTCATAGGTGGAGCCCTGACTGGAGGCAATGGTGACGGCAGCGTAGCCACACTGCTGGAGGGTATGGCCTGCATTCTGAGAGTTGGCCAGGATTCTGGAGTTCGGCAGCTCTCTCTGGTAGCGGCAGAAGCCAGGCTGTTTGGAGGTGGTCTTGACATGGAAGAAGGCGGCCACGTTCTGCGGAACGCGGTGGGACCACAAGCAGTAGAAGTCAAGGTACATGGAGAGATGCTGGGGCTCAGAGAGAAGGCGGGAGTTGGTAGAGGAAGGATGAGTGGAGTGGTACTCTCCTTGGAGTGGATCACCGAGAGCAATGACCATTTCAATGGTGGGATCAGAGTGGATGGCGAGATCAATGTAGCCTCTTGGCATCTTGTAGATTTCATCAATGACCAGGACCCGGGCAGACTTGAGGAGAGAGGATTCCCAGGTGCCGATGCGCCAGGCTTCTGAGGCCGGGAGACCAGTAATGGTTTTCCACTCGGCTCGGAGCTCAACAGTGGGAACTGCCACCTTAAAGTTCCTGAAGGTTGGAGTGCGGAGGAGGCGGGAGATGGGAAAGGACTTGCCGCACCCTGGGAACCCGGCAATATGGATCAGACGGACGGATCTCCTGACAGCGATGTCCAGCTGCGAATCGAGTGCCAAGATCTTCTCTCTCGATTCATTGGTCTTGGTGGGGTGGATGTTGGCCATGATGCCGTCAAAGCCGTTCTTCATGTTCGACGACAGGTTCTTTGCTCTCTTTGGCCAAGTGGAATAGACATGAACTGAGCGGATTGGGAGGAGAGTGCCATCAATGTTGAACCTGAGAGCGGCCACAGCGAGATCTTGAGCAATTCCTCCATTTAGCCTCGGAGTGGCAGATTGCCGGAGGGAGAAGTGGCCGGGGTTGCCAGCAGTGTGGTCGATGTCGAATGAGGAGGTGGCATCAGCCATGCCGAGCTCAATGACACCATGGGCGGTGTGAAAGCGGCACCTGAGGGAGTAGTGGTGGGCCAGGATGGCAAAGTGGTCAGTGGACAATCCGACTCGGCGAATGGTATCAGGATCAAGGAGAGAGTCGGGGCATGTGGCACAGAGGGTGTCCCAGAGAGCCTCCTTGGGAAGGCGGGTGGCTTGCTCGATGGAAAGCAAGAGGCAATCCATGTCGGGATAAGGGATGTTGGCCCGACCATTGGCCCTGGAGCGGAAGATGAACTGACCGGTGCCTGGAAGGTAGGGAGCTGGAAAGAGATCTGAGTACATGCCTGGGGGACCAGAGGCGGAGCTATCACGGGCCAGAGGGGAAGGATCCCAGTCAGATGATGGGGAGGAGAGCTGATCCCAAGATGAGGCATGCATGGCTCCTGAGGACTCTACAGTGAGGTTCTGAGACTGTGGAGCTGGTGGGGTGGGAGCGAGCCCGAGGGCTTGGAGGGCCGAGGAAAGAGCTTCGGCGTCCTGGGCTTCTTTATGATCCGAGACGGTGAGAGGAGTGGAGGGGACGGGGGCAGGCTGAAGTGGTTCACAGACGGAGCAACGGCAAGGGCCGAAGTCGTTCTGGAGGTGGTCAATAGGATAGATAGTCTTTGGAGGGGTCACGCTGACGTCCAGGGTGGGAGCATCCGGAGTGGTTGATGAAGCCACTTGCGGGTCACGACGGGAGACCGATGCCGGGCCGGTTGATGAAGCCGACTGCGGAGGTTCTCCTGCTCCTGGAACTACAGGTGCCACACTCTCAATGGGTTGGGCAAAGGTAACTTTGGATTCGATGGGAGGTTGGGGGGCAGCACTCGTGTTCTGGGTGGGCGGATCCGGACCAGTTGATGAAGCTGGTTGCGGGGCACGACGGGAGTCCGATGCCGGGCCGGTTGATGAAGCCGACTGCGGAGGTACTCCTTCTCCAGAAACTTGAGGCTCCACACCCTTAATAGGGATGGAAGTCAATAGTGGGGTGGCAGGTGTTGGCGGGGCCTTGAAGTCAGAGCTGGGAACAACAGGGATGGGCAGAAAGGGGGCCCTATCGCAGCAGATAGCCTTGCGAGTGAGAGTGAGGCCCCAAGGCTGTGGATGAAACATGGCATGATAGCTGTCATGCATGTCCTGTGGAGAATCGGGACCAATGAATTTCCGCCACAAGAACAGGCAGACTGGGACAGCAGCGAGTGCGAGGCCAACCTTTAGGGGCCATGTGGGCCTGGGAGCAGCAGGAAGCAATGTGGCAAGAGCAGGGTGCTTGGCGCCCAGTTTGGCGCATGTGGAAGGGAACAGCCTAAAGGGTCGGAGAATGGGCAGGTCAATCAGAGGGCCAGTGACTTTGGGCCTCAGGGTGAGCTGGAACCAGGGAGCTTTCTCGGGCCAGAGGAGATGAGGAGGAGCTTTGAGCCAGCGCTTGCAGATGGAGAGGGAGACAAGATGAGAGGAGATCATGGCACGGAATCCCCAGCTGGCGGTCATGAGAAGGCTCGCGGCGGCAGCAGTGGCGCCAGAGAGCGGAGCCAGGGTATGAGTGCGGAACCAATGGGCCACCCGAGCAGCGGTTGAGTTGAACAGGAAGTAGGTGGTGTGGGGTCTGTGCGGAGCTGTGGCCAAGGCAAAGTGGGCCAGATTGTCCCAGGCGGAGGAAGTGACCCAAGAGTACTCGGGCTTAGAGATCTGAGTGCGAACGAAGCCAGCCGGGTCGGTCACACGGAGGGTGCGGACAGCCCGGACATAGATGAAGAGAGCCTGGTAAACATCAGCAGGGACCAGGCGGTCGCGGACTGATTGGGAGAGTGAAGCTGGCTCAGGCAGGAGGACTGCTTTTGGGGCACGGAAGCTGATGGAGTCCTCCTCAAGATGGATAGGGGGCTTGCCTCTTTGGATCAGGAGAGAGTGGACTGGGCCCCAGGAATCTAGGCGGGAGATGGTGAGAGTGAGGTCCTGGCAGCGGATGGTGGTGGTCTTGAGCCAGTCGATGGCAGAGCGAGGCTGGATGTAGTTGTGGGCGGGGTTCTGCTCGAGCTCGTAGATGAGCTGATCTTTCTCGATCCGGTAGCGGTAGAGATCTGGGAAGAGGGAGATGGTGGTGAAGTCGCTCTCCGGAGGAACAACAAGGGAAGCATAGAGCTTTTGGAGGCTGGGGCGGGAGAGGAAGAGGTCACAGATCTGTCCAGGGGAATAGTACATGAGGGCATCGTGCATGAAGCAGGTGTCCTCGGTGGGCAAGTCTGGGGAAGTGGAGGGGTAACGGGTGGTGTCCTTGGCTGTGATGCGGTAGTTGTAGAGCTTGGAGAAGTTGGGCTGTTTGATTTTGAGCTTCTCAAACTTTGATGGTTTCATGAACATGACGCCACTAGGAGTGGTGGCGTAGTGGGGCCAGACATTAGTGAGGAGATTGGTCTCGATGGTCTTGTGCACTGGGTGAGGGTGGGCCTTGAAGCCTTGGCCAGCAGTGGTGATTCCGCAAGAGGTGAGGAAGGGCTGAAGATTGGTTGGAATGTGCCATGGGTAGGTGCTCAAGGATTGGCGGTAAGGTTCAGCAAGGGCTTCCATGAGGGGGGTGGCGATGGTGTCGCGGTGAGTGGTGGGTGCCAAGGAAAGGATGGCATCGGCAAGGGTACCACCGGTCAGTGGGAGTTTGACGGGCGGAGTCTTGAGCGATGAGGCGGAACGGTCATAGCGGAGATGGTTGGCGAAGGTGAGGGGTCTGTAGCAGCGGATGGGGGCATCTTGGGCATGGTGAGGAAGAAAGTGGAGACAGGGTTGAATAGGCCCGGAGGTGAAGACACCTCGGGGTAGGAGTGGGTGAGTGTGTGGGTATGGAGTGTACTCGGTCGGGCCGGCGGAAGCGGGCGCGACGGGAATGCGGGCAGAGATGCGATCCATAGCGGCTTAGATGACCTAAGGCACGTAGATCTGGCGTAGGAGTGCGAAGAAAAGTTAAAGCAAAAATATCTTTCCGGCTGGAGGGCGGGAGAGACGATCACAGGGGAC